AAGTCGCAGAACTTCAAGCAGAATACGAAGCCAAACAATATCAAAGAAATAGAGCAAACGAATATCCTGACTTTAAAGAATACCTAGATGGTATTGTTAAAGGTGATGATGCTCAAATACAAAAGTACATTAACGATTGTCTAGCAGTAAAAGCTAAATATCCAAAAGAATAAACTTAACAATCACATATAATAATATATAAAATAACCATTAAAGGGTTATGAATATACTTATTGCTATTCCTTGTTTTGGCGGAAATGTTTCCAACCTTACATTCCATTCCATATTAAATACATTACGTTGGTTAAACGATCAGGGACATAATATCAGAGTAGAAACCTTACCAACTGAATCCTTAATCAATCGTGCTAGAAATAAGTTTGTAACTAAGTTCTTAGATAATAAAAAATTTAATGGCACACACTTATTATTCATTGATGCTGACATAGGTTTTACTATTGATAATCTAAAAAGAATAATAGACTTTAATAGAGAAGTTGTTACTTGCACCTATCCTGTAAAAGGTTTTTACTGGCAGCAATTACTAGATCGTATCAAGAAGAATACAAATATAGATGAACAAACAATGCGTGATTATCTATTGCAGTTTAATGTTAATCTATATCCTAACACAGAATTTAGAGAAGGATTTGCTCGTGTGAAAGAAAGTGCCACAGGTTTTATGATGATTAAACGTGAAGTATTTACTGCAATCATGGATAAGAATCCTCAGCTTAAATACAAACCAGATCTAAGAACAGGTATAGAAGGATCAGAGAATGCTTATGATTTTTTTCCTGTTGGAATTTATAAAGAAAAAGATGGTGTTAATAGATTCTTATCTGAAGATTATTACTTCTGTAGATTGGCTGAAGAATGTGGTTTTGAGATCTGGACTGATCTATCTACTCCTATAAATCATTTAGGATCTACAGAATACTATGGCAAATTTATTGATCAGATAAATAGACGTTAAGTCTTGTAATTATAATAGTTAATACCATATAAGCTCCATAACCAATGGAGAATAACATGTTAAACTATACTGACATCAAGTCATACTGGAATAAATTCTTTAATGATTATGCAGCAGACGTTAAGTCTTTCTGGAATAATTATTTAGAAGCAGTAGAAAAAATATATAAAAATAAATAAATAATAGTTACAAAACAATAAGTTATAAAAAATAATTTTATTTACTTATTATTCAATTAACCTTATCTCGCCACTGCCAAACCAACTATAGGAGTTAGCATGGCAAAAAAGAAAAAATCTGCTGAAGATATTATCTATGAGATCAAGGATTTACTTGATGACTTGGAGTTATTAGTGAATCCAGATGATGCTCATGTAGTATACGAAGATGAGCTAGACGAGGATGAAGACGAAGACTTTGATCTAGATGAGGATGAGAATAAAGATTAAGTAATCCTTATAGTATTGGTGGCAGCAATGCCACCTTTACTTGATCCATTATAAATTTTTGTGTAATATATTTATAGATGCCACACAAAAATATAGAAGAACGTAAAGCATATTTAAAAAAATATTATTTAAAAAACAAAGAAAGACTTTCTAATCTTAGTAAAGAATACAGATTAAAAAATAAAGAAAAGATAAAACAATATTATTTAATAAATAAAGATTATTTTAAAAAAATAAATCAATCAGAAAAATATAAACAAGTAAAAAGATTATATCGTTTAAAAAATGAAAAGTTTATTAGAGAGATAAGTAGAAATTATTATATAAAAAATGTTGAAAAAATAAAACAATATAGCAAAGAATATAGATTAAAAAATCCACATTTTAAAAAATCTCATTGTGCCAAAAGAAGAGCAATAAAGTTAAAGGCTACTCCTAAGTTTGCTAATCTTAATAAGATAAAAGAGATATATAAGAACTGTCCCAAAGGATATGTTGTTGATCATATAGTTCCACTTCAAAACAAAATTGTTTGTGGTTTACATGTAGAATGGAATTTACAGTATCTTACCAAATCAGAAAACTCATCTAAGTGTAATAAGTTTGTTTGGTAAACCACCTTTACTTATCCACATATTCATATAACTAATCATAATGAAATTTTTATTAATCTTTACCATTTGCTCAATGGTTAATGGCAACTGCCTAGACGTAATGAGTACAGGTAAGAAGTTTAATACCTTTAGGGAATGCACCATAGCTGGCTATGAGTTTATAGCAGAACAAAATAAACTATTCCCATTAGATCAGTTTGAGAAAGTCAAACCATCCTTTCATTTTGACTGTATGGAAACACCAGAACAATCAATATAATTACAATCTTTAATTGACTTTTTATCCACAACCACTATAGGTGGTGTATGAAAAAGAAACATAAGACTATATCTGCTACAGCCATAAGACTATCTTCTTATGAGAAGTATTCCAAAGAAAGAATGGATACAATCATTAAAAGATTAGATGATCTTACAGCTGAAGTTAAAGATTTAAGAACTGATGTGAGCATGGGTAAAGGTGTCATAGCATTTCTTGTAATCATTGGTAGCATAGCAGGTTCAATCATAGGTTTCTTTCAATTCAAAAACTAAAACAACAAAGGCGTACATTGCGAAAGGCAGACAAAGGATTAGTATCCGAAGCATTAGCTCAAGCATACTTTGCTAGAGATCCAAACCTTATTGTATTCACAGCACTAGGTGGTGTTGGTCCAGTAGATATTTGTACCTACAATATTAAAACAAAAGAATATTGCAACTATGACGTTAAGACTGTGTCATATAGAAAATCAAATACTAAATATGGTCATAAGAATAATGATCGTATAAATAGAACTCCATCTAAAATACAAAAGAATATGAATGTTAGAATTGTATATGTTTATGAAGATGGTAAGATAGTTGTTAAATAACTGAAAGGTAAATATGTACGAAGATTTAAAAGCACGAATAAAAAAACATGAGGGTTTTTTAGCAAAGGTTTATTTAGATTCACTTGGTAAAGCTACTATTGGCTATGGTCATTTACTTACAGAAGAGGATGACTTTGTTGAAGGAGTTATCTATGACAAAAATATATTAGAAGCATTATTTGAAAAGGATTTTAATAAGGCTGTGCAAGGTGCTGAAGAGTTATTAAAAGATTATAATATAGCTCTTGTTGCTAAAGAAGTAATTATTGAAATGGTATTTCAACTAGGAAAGACTGGTGTTTCTAAGTTTAAGAAAATGTTTGATGCTTTAAAGAATAATGATTATAGTAGAGCAGCTGCGGAAATGTTAAACTCAGCATGGTATAGACAAACACCAAGCAGATGCGAAGAGTTGTCAGAACTAATGAGGAGCTGTCATTAATATGTGGTGGAGTATCGTACCTACTTTATTTAAAACAGGTGCTGAGATTTATAAGAATCATAAGCAATCAGAACTATTAGAGAGTGAGGCTGAACGTAGATACTATGAACGTATGGCTAGAGGTGAGATTGAATACCAAAGAGATGTTTATGATCAACAAGACAAATCCTGGAAAGATGAATTTGTTTTAATCATAGTATGTATTCCAATCATTGTATTATCTTATGCCATCATTAGCGATGATGTTAATATCAAATCTAAATTAGATTTATTCTTTGATTACTTTGGTAAGTTTCCTACTTGGTATCAATGGTTAATCGTTGGTATATTTTCCGCAATTTATGGTCTTAAGCCAACACTAGATATATTTAAAAAATAATGTCTAATCAAATCATGACAGCTGCTGGTCAAATATATAGCAAGAAAGTATCTTTGTTATCTCAACAAGGATCTAACATTAAAATTAAATTAAAGAAAAAGAATGGCAAGAAAAAATCTTGAGAATAAACATATTAGAAAACCACCTAAGAAAAGAAAAGGTAGGCACACTAAGCGTGTGAATAAACACAAGACATATAAAAAATATGTGGGTCAGGGTAGAGTATAGTTTATGAAAAAAGTCAAATGTATTTTTTGGTTATATGCAGGATTCTGTTCTTTACTGAAACAGTGTAGATGTGATAACATTAACGAGGATGATTATAACCCTTTTAGAGAGAAATTATAATGGTTAAAAAAATGTATCAAAATCCTAGTGGTGGATTGAACGAAGCTGGTAGAAAATATTTTAATAGAAAAGAAGGATCTAATTTAAAAGCTCCATTAAAATCTGGAACTAATCCAAGACGAGTTTCTTTTGCTGCAAGGTTTGGTGGCATGAAGGGATCATTACTTTCTAAGTCAGGTGAGCCAACTCGTTTGAAGCTAGCACTTAAAGCCTGGGGTTTTGGATCTAAGGAAGCTGCAAGAGCATTCGCTGCAAGACATAAGAAGAGTTAGTCTTGGCAAAACGAAAGATAAGATTACAGGGTGTTGGATTATGTAAATCCTGTAACATAGAAATTATCAATACAGATTCATTTGTTATCTTTGCAGATAGAACTTGTCAGCATACCAAGTGCTATGAACAATCAGAAACAACAAGACAAAACAATATAAAAGAAAAACCAGTGGCTGATCAAGATAGCGAAAAGCGTATGCAAATGTATATTGATTATTTAAAGACTAAGAAGTGTAGACATAAATATCAAACTGAACTATAGATAATAATATTATGCCACTTAATGTTAAAGGAAAAAAGATTCTTGCTGCTATGCAAAAGGAATATGGTAAAGAAAAAGGTAAAGCTGTATTCTATGCGTCAGAAAATAAAGGAACTATTAAAGGTGTAAAGAAGAAAGGTAAGTCGCTACTATCATAATGGAATCTAAATATCACACAACCAAAGAAGGAAAGAAAGCTCGTAAGGGTTTATACTACAATATTAATCAGCGTAAGAAAGCTGGTACATCAAGATCTAAATCTGAATCTACAATTTCAAAGAAGGCTTATAAAAGTTTATTGTCAGGATTTTCGGATTAAACTTCGTTAGGATTAGTTCTTAACATTATCCATCACATACTTATATCTATTCCAAATAATATTATCTGGTTTCCAGAAGTGCTGCTTGTTAATTTTCATCTTAACATGGTGCATCATTGTGGTGTGATCTCTATTACCAAGTAATACACCTATCTTTGTGAATGGCATATCATACTTATCTCTTAATACATTTATTAATATGGATCGTGCAATCACAGCAGACTGAACTCTAGTTTGTGCAATGATCTCATTTACATCTATGTTTAATTGATTGGCAACGATTGCTAATATTTCTTTTACATTCTCAGGGACCACTACATCATTAATAGTTACATACTTAACCACTTCTTTGACAACTGTTTTCCTATGCCTAAAACTATTTCTAAAATATTCTCTTGCTAATTTATATCCAGTTCTAAATCCTGCACGATATATTTTCTTTTCTCTTGGATCTA